TTTGTACCTCTGCGTGTAAATCATCCATCCTTAAAGCTTTTTCAACTTCATCAGCTGTTGCTGTTGTACTTACCTCAACTGCCGCTCTGTTAAACTCGTGTTGATCAACAACTGCATCTCTAACACCGCCTTGCTTTAAAGAATATTCTATTGACGGAGCAATTGATCTATCATCATCTAAATCAAAGTCACCTAAGTCATCTACTATGACTGAATACTTCTGCATATTCGGTTTGATAACTGGTTCCATAACTAGTTACCCTTTCTTTGGGTGATTTGGAAAAGCGATAGTGTTTTTAGTTTGATATGGTGATACTGCTTTTTTGTCATCTTCTTTGGGTTGACTAGTATCTTTTTCTGCTTTAGGTGTTTTAACACTTAAAGGACCTTCAACTTCAATTTGAGCTCTGTCTGGATTTTTATCTTTGTTGTCTGTTAAAGTTTTTAAAAAATCTGCTTTAAATTCTTCTCCAGCAAACTTTTTACCATCTTCGCCTTGTTCTTCTTCAGTATAATCTTGTCCCATTTTAGGTTCGTAGTCTTCGCCTGTTGCACCTTGTCTTATTACTTCAGCTTCATTTTCAGCTTCTAAAGGATCATTGGCATTTCTAACTACAACATAATCATATGGTATAGCTAACTTATCAGACAAATTTCTTCTAAATGTTTCAGCCGATATTGGCATTCTAACTGTAGCGTCAATAATAACAACTTCAGCATTTCTAATTTTAGTACCAAAATCTAATGGATGCTCTTGCATAATAGTTTTTACTGGTTTTGCAACATTAACCACATCATAACGAGCTAATTCAGACTCAATAGTCTCAATCATTTCATCTGTTAAGTCAGTAGCTAACTTAATTCTTACTGGAATTTCTTTAACTGCTTCAGCTAGATATTGTGTAAATGTTTTCATATAATTATTTATCCTCCTTATCGGATTTATCATCGGTTTCGTTTACCTTCTGAATCAGCTGATCTAGTAGCTTATTACGGTCTCCTACCACATATCCTGAGCCTTCAATGACTTCATCACTACTTAAATCCTTATTATCCTGCTGATCTACTCGTTGTTTTTTCAACTGTAATTCAATCATTCTTAGCTTTTTGTCAGCTTTTGCATTTTTGGCCTCTACTGCATTTTTCAGCATTGTAGACGCTACTTCAAACATTTTACCGGCGTGTCTAGCTTCAGAATTCATACCTAAATCCATTAGTTCACGATACGACTTCATTGCTTCATCTGAAAAATCATCCATGTCAACATCATGTGCTTCTAAGTTTTTAACTTGCGGTAATGCATTGTCAATTTTTTGAGCTGTTGATAATGCTTTTTTTATTACTGTTTCATCAGGCTGTTCTGGTTTATCTACTGTTTCTTCTACTACTTCTTCTACTATTTCTTTTTCAGATAATTCTTGTTGTTCTATATTTTCACCACTAGTGGATTCAGCAGATTGTTGTTCTGCTATTAAATCTTCTATATTTGGTAAATCAAATGTATCTTGTAATTTTTTATTCATGTTACTTTATAGCATAGATTGAATCTTCATTCAAGACCCTAAATCTAATTCCTTTTCTTTTTGTCCATTCTGCCGCCGATTTCCATTTCGCTTGATTAATTATAACATCTGCTTTTTCTTTTTGCGACTTAATATTTTCCATTGTGGTTTGGCTCTTTGGTTTTATTTCTACCATTTCAGCAATTTTCTTACCACGTTTATTTACATATATCATAATAAAGTCTGGTACATACATTGTCCATTTTCCTGTAAACGGATGTCTATATGGTATTCTTACTGGTTCACTTGCCCAACTTAAAACACTTGGGTGGTTATCACACATTCTCATAAATGTTGCTTCCCATCCAGATCTAAATCTAGGTGCGTGTTTACCTACATATTTTTCTGGGTTTTTTAAATTATATAAACCTTTATGAAATCTTCTAGCCATGCTAGTATTTAAGCAATAATATGTCTACCAATAAACGAGTTAGGTGTTTGTGCTTTTCTTATAGCTATTTGGCTTGTTGATGGTCTGTAATTGTTTAATAATGCAATACCTAAATCACTAAATTCAATTCCGGAAGTTACTTCAGTAAACAAGTCTTCAACATTAGTATTAAACTTTTTCATGGCATCCATTGTTAATAAACTATATGCTTGAGCTAGTGAATCGCTTTTAACATATTTTTGAAAGATACCATATACTAAATCATATTTTCTTCCATCAATAAATTCTCTTTCTAAATTTAAATTAGAAAGTATTGCAGAAGAAAGATCATCGCCATTATTACCTGGTTGTCCACCAGTAATAGTTTCTGTTATAGAACCAAACTGTCTAATAACTTGTTTGATTCCACCAACTGCTTCAATTGTTCTTGTACTGTTTCTACTCATTAGCTTTTACCAAATCCTAAAAATCCTGCAACACTTTTTCCTGCATCTTTAGCCTTGCCTAAGACTGATGCTTTTGCATTTGATGTTGCATTTAAAATATCACTAGTATTGAAGCCTTGCCCTTTTACTTGTGACAACGAAGATTGAGCTGAACTGTTAACTGCTTTTGCTAAACCCGGATCAACTTTACCTTCTCCATAACCTATTTTATCTTTTGAAATTTTTGTAGGTGGTGCCGCATCTGGGCCTCCAATTACTTCTTTAAAATCAGATGTTGATGACATCATACCTGATATGTCTGCTTCTGCTTCTCCAATGTCAACATTTGTTTCTTCAAACATAAAGTTTTCATATTGAAATGCTAATGAAATATTAACAATAGCAGATGAACTGTAATCCAATGTATCTAAATCTAATCTAGACAAACGTGGATAAACACATCTTACTTTACTAAACTGACCACCTGCAACTTGATATATGTCTATGTATTTTAAAATTCTACTATCTCTTCCTAAGTGTGGTGCTAAACCAAAATGATGATGTTGTTTAAACTGCTCATCTGTTTGAAAAAGATCATCTTGATAATTGTGTTTCTCTGACATTTCATCTTCTGCACCCATATTCTTTTTGTATAATCTTGCACCTTGAAATTCAAATTCGTATAAAAATCTTGCTAACTTGAGTCCTAAGCCATCATGTGTATCATACATTCTCATTGATATTGGATCAAATGAAACTGTTCTATTAACAATTCTTTTTCTATTGTATTGATTTAGTACTGATTGATCAATTGACATTTTTGGTTGATCAACTACATTAACTAGAAAATGCAATCTATCTTTAAATTCTTTAAGTTCTGTAAAAGTTTGTTTTAAATGAGGAGGTACTCCGCCAAACTCCTGTAACCCAAATGCTACAACAAACTGGTGTGCTTGTCTAGGTGCTTCGTGCGAAGCCGAACCACTTTGATAAACAATAGCGGCTCGGTTTGCGGGTTTTAATACGATTTTTTCATCAGCCATTAAATATTTCCCAATCGATTAGTTAATGTTCCAGCTACGTTATAGTAACGAACCTGAACCACCAATACCAAATAATGGGAATATAGTATCGCCTGGTGCTGAGTGAATTGCATTATCATACTTCAATGTCAAGATAACTTGAACTGGTTCTGAAACTGCGTAATCACCATCTGAGTAATCAACGTTTTGCAAGAAACAACCTTCTAAATCCCATTGTTCTAATTCAGTATCATTTGTACCATCTAATATTTCAATTTTAGTATTAAATTTATACACTGATCCTGAAGTAGCTGAAGTTTGTTCAAAATGGTTTAATTGCTTTTGAACTTGCTGACCAACTAATTTAGAAATGTTGTTGTTAATGTCATCACGTAAAGTTAAGTTTACTGCTTCCCATGTATGTTTACCTTGCATATATGCAACTGAGTTGTACGAATGAATTGGTACTTCCTCATGAGTAATCTTTGGTCTTGTTGCTGACATAACTTGTTGAGTTAATTGTAACGGAGATGCACCTAAATTACCGAAATTAGTGAATCTAACTCTAAAACGATATTTTAGTTTTGGCTGTAATATACCACCACGGCCTGTTGAACCGTCTATTGGTACTCCAAATTTTGATAATGTTGCCATCTTTACTGCTCCTTATATACAGTTTATTTACACGTTAACCTCTAATTTTTTTTAAAAATTAAAAACTAAAGGTAAATTTAAAGGGACTGCTTTTACACAATCCCTTAAATTAAGTTAATTAACTAGTAAGTGACTCACCAGTATTTTTGATTCTTAATGGAATATAGATAAATTCAATTGCTTTTACAGGTTGTATAGCAATATCAATCCATAATTCATTTCTATCAATTCTTGTACCAGTGTTATTACTTTCGTCACAAACTACTAAGAAATCAAACAAACCTCTTTTAGAAACTAGATCTTCCATAAATCTGTTAAATGTATCAGTTACTTGATCTCTTGTAATTCTATCATTTGGTTCAAACAAGAATGATTTTGCTAAAGTATCTAATTGATATCTTAAGTAAACAACCAATCTTGCTACATTAATTCTATCCAGTGCTGAAGCTACTGGTGATAGAGTTTTTTGTCCGTATACTGTTAAACCTCTGTTTGGAATAAACGCAATTGGATTAACTCTGTTAGAATATAATGTGTCTCTTTGACCTTCTGACAATGTTACTGCTTTAAATTCTCCTTCATCTGAAATGTAACCAACTGATGTTGAGTTGTCTACAAGTCCTCTAGAGAAACCAGCTGGTGCAAACCATGGAAACGAAACTGTATCATTAAATGCTAAAGTTCTTAACGCAATATGCGTTGCTGGAACTGTTACATTTGAACCTGATAAGTCTGATGTGAATCCTGATGGATAGTAAATTCCTGCATATGGTGAAGCTGATGTTAAACCATTTTCATCATTAGTTGGAGATTTAGCTGTGTTAGTTGCCCATGCTTGTATTGATGTACCATCTGGTTTTAATCTTAATGGTGTATCACCTAATACAAATGCTGTAAGTTTTCTGTCTGTACTTAATGTAATCATCTCATCTAACAATTCTGGATAACCAGGTGAAGCAATCAAGTTAAAGTATCTTGACTCTGCTCTGATATCATCATTGCTTTGAAGAGAGGCTTGCATCGCTGTTACAACAACTTTTCTTTGTGCTTGTCTACCCATGTAAGGTGCGCCATCAGTTTTTAAACCTGACTCAGTTACCCAAGTATTGCCGTTGTTTGTACCATCGTAAGTATAATTTGTTACATATTTTTTAACATTGTAACCTGAAAGTCTAGTATTGAACAATAAAATACCTGCTGGATATACTGATGGGTTTGGTGCATCTGAATCAAATGATGCATATGTTGTTCCCCAACTTTGTGCGTCTTCGCCTGTACCGCCTGGGTTACCAGCCGCGTCTGCAAATAATACACCGTCTACTGTACTTTGATCAGTATTGTCTAACAATACCCATTTAGAAGTACTTGAGTTGTATTTGTATATCTTAGGATAAGCATCTAGTTCATCTGAATCAATCCAAACATCACCATTTTGTAATGATGTTCCATCTGATTGTACAGTTGGTGCCGCTGAAACTATTTGTAAGTCTCTTAAACCACCTGATGCAATTGAACCTGCTGTTCCATTGTCTTTACTGTTAGCATAAGCAAACCATTTCATTACACCGCCATCGTTTTCAGCGATAAAAATGTCTGCGTCCATGCTAGACTTGTACCATAAAGTGCCGTTAACAGGATCTTTAGTTGGTGCTGATGATGAACCTTCATAAGTCAAGTTTCCCCATAATGATTTATAGAAAAATGCTTTTGAAGATATTCCAGTACACGTATTATCTGTGTAACCCAACTGTGCTGTTGTTATTCCCACTTTATCACCAGCAGTCGTACCATCATGTATATAGATAGCTTTACCGCCAGTTCTTGTTAATCTTAGATATTGTTTAGTTGCACTTACATAATATGCATCTGCTACTACACCACCTGTTGCTGTTTTAATAGCTGATGTGTTGATCGCAGTTATTATGGCTGATAATGAAACGTGTGTTCCTGCTCCACCACCATCTTGTGTAACTGTAATTGTTTGACCGTTCAGTTCAAATATAACACCGTCTTGTGAACCAGTAAGGTTAATGTGACCGTGTAGTGATGTTGCTGTACCTTGTGCAACTGTATTTTCGCCTGATGATCTAATTCTTAATCTGTATTCAATTTCTTGTACTGATGAAGCCGCACCTGAGTATTGCATCAAAGATTTTTTACCGTAATCAGCTGATGTTACAACACCTGATGTATGGAAAAAGTTTGCTTTCATTTCATCTGAAATATGGCCTGCATCAAAATCATCAAATCTTACGTAAACTGATGAGTTACCAACTAAACCTGTTTCTTGGTTTGTTGCCGCATCATCTCTTGAATATACGTTAGCTGATACTGATGTCCATGCACTTGTTGAAGTTGAATAATTTTTAACAACAATGTTAGCACCTTGACCGCCTGGTGTTGATTTTAACCATACGTCACTGTAGCCATTGTTAACTGCTAATGCTGGTGCTGAACCGTTTCCTGATTG